CTGAAGGCCTCGCGGATCGGGCGAAGCGTTGACAAGGTGCCTGTTGCATGGCTGGAGAGGCTCTGAATGCCCGAGCAAGCACCCATCCCCGGCTTCGTAGTAGGCACCGTCGTCAAGCGGGATGACGACGAACTGACAGGTCGAGTGAAGGTGAGAGTCGCGGGGCTATTTCAGGAGAGTCCCTACTGGGTCTACCCGGCAGGATGGCCAGGAGCGGGGCACCCCGACTTTGGCAGCCAGTACCGAGCCCCCGCGCTCAACACTCAGGTCTTCGTGCTCTTCGAGGGCGGCGTGTGGATGGCGCCCACCTCACGAGCGATCTACCTGACGGGCTACTACGGCCTCGAGAACGGGGTCTCAGCGGGTCCGACCATAGTTCGAGGGGCAGACACGGTTGCCAAGGCGAGGGAGCGGACGGTCTTTTGGGAGGACGACACCTTCCAGTTCTACCTCGTCAACGACACTGATGAAAAGAAGGCCGTTCTGCAGACCAAGGTCAGCGGCTCGAAGATCGAGCTGAACGCGGCCGATGGGGGGTCGGGCAAGGCGGAGACGGTGAAGATCGAGGCCAGAACAGGCATCTCCATCTACACCTACGGGTCCATCAACATCGACGCTGTCTGTGGAATCTTCGTCAACGGGCGCAAGGTTGGCAAGGGGTCTGGGGACATCTGATGGCAATCGTCGGCATCCAATGCGTCACGAAGACGATCCCCGCAGCGCCCCCGGAGATCTACATTCCCCACCTCGGCATCATGGCCAAGGCATGGGCTGGCCTCGACTCCATTCCTTCAGCCGGTGAGATGCTCGCGCAGTTCCAGGATGCCATCGCAACCGCGCTGGCCCCTGTGAGGCGCTACCTCGAGATCGTAGAGACCTTCTCCTCGGTGCAGCAGTGCATCAAAGCAATTCCACAAGCGATCCTGACGCTCAACCCAGACCCCATCTACGACTGCCTCACAAACCTGGCGAAGGCCATCGCAAGGCTTCTGTCCTGGATCCCCCCGCTGTCCTACATCCGGACGTACCGAACCGTGGCGCGCTACTGTATCGACCTCATCGACGAGATCTTCGACTTCTTTGTAGCCCTCGATGGTGAGATCACGAGCTACATCAATGCCTACAACTCGGCGCTCACCGTTGGGGACTCGGACCTCCTTGAGTTCATCGACTGTGGGATGTCTGACATCGTCCCCCGAGTCACCATCGCCATCCGGATGGCCCAGTTCGTCTCGCCAATCAACGATGTCTTGCTCGACATGTTCCTCCGGTTGATGCCCAACCCAGTGCTGAGGGAGGTCGTCAAGCGAATGACCTCCGTAACGACGTACCTCGCTGGCATCTCGATCACCGCTGGTGGCTCATCCCTGGTCATTCCCGAGTTCCCAGGATTTTCCACGAGCAGTGTCACGCAGCACGCCATCGTCCCAGTGCCACCTCTTGGTCACCTCCTATATGCCTTGAATCGCTCCCGTTCTGCCATCGTGATGGCGCACAACGTGTTGTCTCCTGTCGTCGGCTACGATGCTGATGCAGAGGAGAGAGAACTTCCGACGTTCACGAACTTCTAGTAGAATTCTAGGGTCATGGCTAAGTCACAAAGCCGCGCAGCATACTACAAGCAGAATGCCGGGATGCCCATCACGCGCACCCGGGCTGGCTGGGCGCGCTACAACCTCGCAACGCGCATGGAGTGGGGCATTCGGCATCTCATGCGGACACCGAAGGGCGCATTCCGGGCTGATCCCAACTACGGGTCTCCCTTCGAGCGCATGCGGACCCAAGGGTTCACAGAAGGCATGGTTGACCTGGCACGAGCCGAGATGCGAGCGGCAGTGGAGACCTACCTCCCAGATGTCATGCTCCACGAAGTCTCAATCCGACAGACTCCCGAGACGGGGCTCGTGCCTCCGGGTGACACGAAGGTCGAGGTGCTCGCTCTCTGGACGCTCCGGAGTGGCGCGCCTACCCTGGATGGCCAGGTAGCGACCCCCAATGAGACTACGGTGGTGATCTGATGCCCCTTCCCCTGCTGCCTACCGAAGAGCTGGACCTCGTCCGCCTGGACCGGCAGGGGCTCCTGTCACGCTTGCAGACGCTCGCTCTTCAGGCCGACCCCTCATGGACCGACTTCACTCTGAACTACCCAGAGAACGTCATCCTCGAAGCGCAAGCTCTCCTCCTGTCCATGGGCTTTTCCTCGATCAACGAGCGTGCTCGTCAGCTCTCGCTCGCCCTCGTGACCGATCGCTTGGCGTGCATCCGACTAACGAAGCCCTTCGGGTTCGAGATGACAGGTGCCACGGCAGCGCAAGTTGATGGGTACTTCAGCATGGCAAGCGGCAGCGCTGCCGCGAAGGTCATCGAGATACCGGCTGGCACCCGCCTCCGCATCGGGGAGGATACGTATACGACGCTCTCGGACATGGACATCTCGACCGGGAACATCGATTCCTCTACAAACACGGCAGAGAATGCAGAGACGGAAACAGAGGTCTTCGCTTCCGATGAGGTCGCGAACATCATTCTTCAGTGCTCCCAGTCCTCGTACATCGACGACACAGTAAGCATCTCGGCATCCAATGGCGCCTATACGAACACGGATGCGTCTGGGCGCACCTGGAAGTCCTTCCGAGAAATGGGGCCAGACGACCGTGGGTTCATTCCGATGGTGGACTCCAACGGAATCCTCTACATCGCCTTCGGCGACGGCGTCAACGGAGCCATTCCCCAAGGAACGATCACGGTGACCTACAAGGTAGGGGGTGGCGAGTCGGGCCGCGTGGAGGCCGACGCGAACTGGCAGGTGCTGGATCAGATCTATGACGAGGATGGCAATCCAGCTCAGGTCATCTTCACGAACCCCGCGAAATCGACGGGTGGCTACGATGCGATGACAGTTGCCGAGGCACGCATCCGGGCCCCGATCGCTAGGCGCACGATTCACAGCGCCACCATCAACGAGGACTTCGAATCGGCTGCTACCGGAGTCGCGGGCATAGCCAGGGGGGCCCTCGTAACCTCCGAGCAGTGGGCTTCGATGAGCGAGGACGTCGCGTACCTCTACCTCGTGGCCTACGGAACGCCGTATTCCGACAGCGGCTACTACCCACCAGCGACGCCGACGACAGCGCAGGTCTCTGCAGTGGAGGCGCTCTTCGAAGAGGGGGCTGAGTACCCATCTCTCATGGGAGTAGCCCTCAGCGTGTTTGCTGCGACCTTCCAGAGCATCACGGTCTCCGTTCGAATCTACAAGGACTCGGGCTACAGCGCAGCCGACGTCAAGGCGAACATCACGACGGCCCTCCAAAAGTTCTTCGCGGTTGCAGATGATGACAGGGCCCCGAACCTCCTCGTCGACTTCGGCTACAAGCTCTTGGGGGCTGATGGGGAGCCTGACTACAAGGTGGGGTGGTCAAAGGTTCTCAACGCCATCAACGATGCTGAGGGGGTCCGGGAGATCTCCTACGCTGCCAACAACCTCCTTCTGAACGGCTCGCGCCAGTCCGTCGTGCTGCAGCCGTACTACTTCCCCCTCCTCTCAACGATCACTGTCTACGATGAGGACCAGGGAGGCGTGGCGATCTGATGACGATCCGCAACCCATCCTACGAAACGCCGGGCGCCAACGATGGCGAGGCGCAGCACTGGACGGACGCTCAGGGTGCCGGTGCGGAGGATGTCGCGTTGTTCGACATCGGAACGAGACAGGTCCCCTTCGAAGCCTTCGAGGCCCTATGGGACAATAACGACCATGCCCAGGTCATCTTCGGCCTCACGGACCTCATCAGTGCACTCTTCGAGAGCGGCACGCACCAGCACGAGAGCTTCGAATACTCCTGGGCCATGCCAAACAGCCCCGTGTCCCCTCCCCGCTTCAACCACGCATCCGAGAGCGTCTTCGACTCCGAGAACTTCGACGCCGCCGGGTTCGACGCGGCGCTGGAGGAAGTTGAGGACTTCGAGGAGGAGTGGGATGACAATGAGGACTCCATCTCCGACATTTCGGCGGGGACCTTCCCGGCTGCCTCGTTCGATGCTGGAGTCCCAGAAGCCGTAGAGGATTTCGAGGAGGAGTGGGACTCGAACGAAAATAGTGAGACCGGCTTCGCGCCAACCGTCCCCGGTGGGGGTACACTGTCGGCGGCGCAGTTTGATGCGGGCGCGAACGCTTTCGAGAACTTCGAAGGAGCTTGGGTCATGACGCTGCCTGTGTAACAGGCACCACAAAAGCTCAAGGATATCGGTGACTTATGGCAGAGGCAGATTGGGCCGAACTCACAGGGACCGCACTCGGATCGGGTGAGGTCGCCCGCGGCGTGTCGAACGCCTTCACGGTGCCAAACGGCGGGACGGCGTTTGTCTTCGGGTTCCGATCGCTCACGTCGGCGACCGGGTTTGCGGGGCTCTACGTCGACCTAGCGAACTTCAAGCCCATCGCGGGAACGAACAAGGGTGGCAGCATCAGGGCTGCAATGAAGAAGTACGCGGGGCCCGCCTCTTCTGCGCCCCTCATCGGGCTCGTGAAGGGAACGGACCCTGCGACGGCAGAGGGCTACCTACTCGGCCTGTCTGAGGGAAGCTCGTACTACGAGCTGCTCAACAAGGGGGTTCCCTCCTCAGGCATGGATGCGAGTGGCTCCTCCGTCCTCCGGACCTCCACGTCCTCCTACACGGACACCGGAGACGCAGCTTCCTACTGGCACCACTTGCGCCTCGATGTTCTCGTCAACCCCCACGGAGAGGTCGTCCTCAACGTCTACAAGAATGACCTCAGCGCGCATGCCGTGACAGCCCCGAGCTGGGCCGCCATCACCGGCATGGGGAGCTACACCGACGACTCCCTCGGCGTCCTGTCCGGGAGCCTTCCGTTCCTCGACGGATTCTATGCCGTGTTCGGGCACTACACGGACAACCAGAGCGGTGCCGTCTCGCTCTTCGACCACGTCGAAGTCCTTCGCCAGACGGCGCCGTAGGCTCTGAGCGTGTCCTCTCCGCTGTGGAAATACCCTGGGGTTCTTGAGGGTCGGATTCAGCCCGACTACTCCGTGGCCCAGGGTTCGGAGAGCGCAGCATACTACGGGTACTACGCACACTATTACTCCTACTACATGGAGCATGTCTTCTGCCTCGGCGAGGACATGCTCCCCTTTCAGAGCTGGCGCCTCGCCGTTGGTAACACAGCGCGGGTGGAGCAGGCCTTCACAGTGCCAGCCGCGACGAAGCTCATCCGCTTCTCGTGGCACATGCGGAACCCAGAGATGCCTGCGAGCCGCAACCTGGTCGTGGCAGGCCCCGTGGATTTCATGCAGACGGGTCTCATCACCGGGGCCGATGGGGCAAGCGGGTTCATCCTTGACCCCTCTCTCGCCGGCACGCTGACGCAGGATGATGCCGAGCTGTGGTGCCAGATCACAGGAGCCACCGACGCGAACAACAACGGCACCCATCGGATCTCCGGAATCCCTGAGGACCAGGGGGATGCCAACGGAGAAAGGGCCATCGTTGAGAACTCGAACACCCTCAACTCCGACATGGTGCATCGGATGGCTGACCCCGCCGTCACTATCCGTCTCCTTGGCCTCCGCTGGATGTCACGAGCCTACGTCGACATCGGGGCTGGCTTCGTGCAGCAGTTTCACCTCAGTGAGTGGATCGACCACACCTGGTACAGGACGGCCCTCGCGATCAACACTTCGAAGTACGCAGGTCCGATGACCATCCGCTTCGAGATGGAGCTGGAGCGGCTGACATGAGCGTCCGCACGAAGCTCGCCGGGTTGTACGTCGACAACCTGCGCTACACCAATCCCACCGCGTCGATGGTGCTCATCAACACGGTGCCGGCGGACACGGAGGATGACGTCCCCGTCGATGCTCATATCCGATTCACGGCCGCCAGCCTGACGAACAATCCCCCAACGCTTCTCATCGTCAACCTCTCGCGATCCTCGGACGCTTCCATCCACAACGTCTACGACAGCGGTGCTGGCGGGTTCCTCGGCGCATGGACAGGTACTCTCGTGCAGCGCGCCTCGTCAGGCTCCGGGGTCAACGACGAGTGGGTCATCACGATCGTTCCGCCATTCAACTTCTCGTCCCTCGAGACCATCACGATCCAAGCGGTCGCCGAGAGTCTTGATGGGACGTTCAACTGGCAATACTCGTTCGTCGTTCAAGACCTGACGGCACCGGGCTTCGAGGCGATCCTGTGGCTGACGCCAACGCGCGCTCTCGTCAAGTTCGACGAGCCCGTGAGCACCCTCAGTACTCCAGGCGGGTCCCAGTTCATCTCCTACCACAGCGGCAACGTGGAGGTCGTAGACGCCAGCACAATCCAGCTCTCCGGAGGCACCCCGCTCGCAAGCTGGATAGGCTGCCACATCTGCCTCCAGGGCTCCGCATTCCCGGAGAACAACGCACAGCGCGAGATCGTCTCCGTCAATGGAACGACTCGAAGAATCACGGTTGACACGGCAGCTGCTGGCACCATGGTTGCCGACGATGGCCTCGACTACGACGACGATGGGATCCTTGTGCGCCACCGTGTGCTCCGCGCTTCGATCTCCTCCTACAGGCTCTCATTCCGTGGTGGGGACGAAGGCGCCTCGGCGCACGAGAACTCTGACCTCAGAGTCCAATGCGGCTTCGAGCCGCTCGTCAAGGCCGCCGAGGTGCCAGACACATCGGAGGTGCCGGCAGGCGATGAGGTTGCAGAGTACGTCTTCCTCGATTTTGACGAAGACGTCTCCTACGGCAGGCTCTACACGCTGCATGGGTATGGCATCGAGGACAATGAGGGGAACGCCATGTCGGGGGAAGAGCTGGAGTTCGAGACCCCCTGGTTCGAAGTTCCGATCCCTGCCCCCGAAGGAGATGCCCTCGGATTTTGGTCTGACGGCATCATTCCCGCGACCGACCGCAAGGACGACATGGAGAGCGGGGGCCACCTGCGCCGCGCTGCTGCCGTTCTTCAGGATGGCCTGAACCTGCTTCACTATCGACGCGACCAGCTCCAGTACCTGGATGACCCGCACCGCTGCCCCGAGGGCTTCCTCGACCACATGCTCTACAACCGAGGGAACCCCTTCCGGTTCCCGATGGACTCCACGATGAAGCGGCGGGTCGCTGCGGCACTCCCAGACCTCTACCGCCAGCGAGCTACGGTCGACGGCATCAGGGAGGCCCTGTACCGCATCCTGGGCTACGAGTTCATCATCCAGCCCTACGTGACCGCTGAAGCCTGGATCTTGGGCGACACTGTCTACAGCAAGCTTGGCTTCACAACCGCCCTGGGGCCAAGCGAGGCGTATGCGCGCAACTGCTACGAAATCATCTCACCTGTTGACCTCACAGACGACGAGCTGCGCATCGTCATCGAGGTGGCCCAATGGGCTGACCCGTGCAACATGCACCTCATCCGCATCATTCAGCCCTCCACAGGTTCTGGTGCGTCGGGG